AATTGCTGGTCAAAGCGTATCTACTTCCAGGTACAAAAGCGAGAGAGTATGCCGAGCGCGGATTGAAGGTTCCTATTTCAATTCGTGGAGCTTGCGATCAGCGACCGATTAAGGGAGGCGTAGAAGTACAGAACTTTGAGTTGGAGTCAATTGATATGGCCCGACCGCGTAAAGCGGGAATGGGCGGAAAGCCACTAGCACTAGCGAGTGAAATGGAGGGAGGAAACGAAGTGGATGAGAAGGAAATTCGTGCATTGACGCTTGAGCAGCTTTCGACTCATAATCCTCTGCTTGTCGAGAAAATTCAGACTGACGCGACAAGTGATCTGAAGACGAAGGTTTCAGAAATGGAGGGCAAGCAGGAAGAAGCTGACAAGAACACGACGCTAATTACAAAGCTGCGTGAGGCTCTTGGAATTGATGAGAACGCAGATTTGCTGGAAGTCGTCGGTGCAACTCTGAAAGAGCTTAAGGCAAGCTCGGTCAAGGTGCGCGAGGGAATTCTGGAAACTGTTCTGGCTAAGCGCTTCAAGGACGACAAGGATCGCAAGCTGGTTCGTAGAATTCTGGCGAGTGAAATGCAGACGGATGAATTTCCCGATGGGGAAGATGACGAAGCCAAGCTTAAAATTACAGAAATGGTCAATAAGGCCATTGATGAGGATGACGACCTGAAAGCAATGGCTTCTGAAATGGAAGACACCGGCGGAACAAATGCTGGTGGTGGTGACACAGGCGACAAGACTCGCAGAAGCAACGGGAAGCGTGAGCTTAAGCCTGGGTATTCTGACGATCGAATTTCAGTTCGCAAAGCTGTCTAGGAGGGAGGGTAAATACAAATGGCTAATCCTTCGGAAGCGCTTAATCCGAATTTGGAGGATCAGGATATGGTAATTAAGCCTACGGTAATGGGGCCACCCGCTTATGGGTCGCCCGACCCGCTTACGGCTACGGCTGCTCTTTTGCCGGTTGTAGATCATCCGAACCGTGCTTCTCTTTCTGAGGACTACGGCAAGGATGTAATTGAGGATTCAAACCTCGCGTCAACGCGTGGCGAAGCAACCGAGTCGTATGACGAAATGAAAGTTGATGACCTCAAGACTCTTGCAAAAACCCGTGAGCTTGATGGTTATTCGACGATGAACAAAAAAGAGCTAGTGAAATTGCACAAGGATTACGATGAGGCTCAGGCCGTTCTTGATGAAGACGAGGATGAGGCTGAGGAAGCTTCTGACGAAGACGACGACGACGAGAATTAAGGAAGGGAGGATAATTACAAATGGGTCAGCTTAAGACTGACGGTAGGGCAATTGATATTGTCGCCCCGGCTGCAACCGCAATGACATTCGGTGAGCTTTACCGAGTTGACGGTTGGACGGGTTTTGCAATGAGAACGCTTGCGGCTGCTGACGTAGATAAAAACCTTGCGCTTGAAGTTTCAAGTGAGCGTATTTGGTATTGCGTTGTTCCAGCGGCGGTAAACGGCGCTCGCGGCACTCTTGTTTATTGGACGGCGGGTGCTGGATTTAAACGTGCTACGACTGATCTAACTTCAACGGCCACTGGTGGGCCTGTTGGAATTATTGAGGAAGCGCGTGATGGTAACGGTGTTGCAGCAATTCGTGTATTCAATGGTGCCAACCTCGTCGTTTAAGAGAAGGGAGGAAATTCAAAGATGAGTGCAATTCTCGATGATTACGTCGAGCTAGACCATCATCGGTGGACTAGCATTGCATCTGAAATCACGACACCGGCTAACGGCCGTGTCAAGATTTACGATTTCAATGAAATGAAAGCCGCCGCTGAAATTAAGTATCTTGAGGAAATGTACGCAATTGACCTCAAGAAGCCGATCAGCGAAATGATTACAACGTCTCAGGGAAGCATGGACTTGCTTGAGAAGGTTCGTGTGGACGTGGATTTCGGACTGGCAGAGGTTCCGCTTCTCTATCAGCCGATTTACGAAAACATTCCAGGCCCGTTCCCTGGTGGCGTTGTTCAGATCAATGAAAATACACTTCAGGCAAATGTCGTCTTCTTCCAGAAGTTTGAGGGCGGCGAGGTTGTATTCGGTACGCTCGCCAAGGGCGCACCGTCCACCGTTCCGATTGCCACTTACGCGGCAGGCTTTGAGTGGACGGAGGATATGATCGAGTTCGATAAGACGTGGGACGTTACGCTTAATAACCGCGCCTTTGGTCGGTCATACAATTACATCCTGAACCATCTTCATCTGTCGCCTATTATCTCGTTCACTTACGCGGGATCGAATACGACGGCGGCTGACGCGACGGGTTCAACGTTGCAGATTAAAACGCTGAACACGTTTATGAACGCATACAAGCACGCTGTAAATGCTACGCCGCAGCGCACCCCCTCTGTAATTCTGGCGAACGAAGCAGATCGTTTCCAGATTGAGGATGCACTGCTTACGCCGGTTCGTGATCCGCAGGGCAACCCGCTTCCGCGAGTCCCTGTTGACACGATTATTTATTACAACGGCGCTACCGTTGTAAACGGCCTCAAGTCCTACACCTACGCTGGCGTTACCCAGGGAACGTGTTATTTCCTGTTCCCGCAGCAGAGGTTTAAGGAGCTTGTGCATCACGATCTGCGAATTGACATTGGCCCGGAAGATATTTCCAGGCTGGTTGAAGGGCAGCAGGTCGGTCGTACCCGGCGAGGCGTCTACGCTGATCCGGCTCAGTCCGTAGAGAAAATCACGCTTCCGTAGTAAGTGGCCGAGGCGAGTTCGGCCATTTACAATTTCAATAGGAGGAATAATGGCTTGGGAAGTCGTTGAGGTAGTGGCGCTCCCGGTTCACGAAAAGCGTGAGGTTTATCCTGGCATCGAGGCTGATGTGCCAAGCGGTAAAGTGACGCGGAAAGAGCCGGGAGACACAATTACCAAAGCTGAATTTCAAGCTCACGGACAGACGGATGACGACATTAAATCTCTTGTCAAATCCAAAGCAATTCGGGAGGTAAAATGAGTAGCTTTGATACTTCCCGAACGGAAGACTCTGGATCAGTGGGTGCAGAAATTCATGGTCACGATGAAATGTTCTGGCGTCTTGATTGGCTTTGCGAAAAGTGGAGTCAGGAAGCCGTTGATTTTTGTCGTAATAAACTAGAGAAGCAGGGCGTCACTGAAATTCAGGACGGCGTACAGATTCACTTTACGGGCGAGAAGGTATGGAGCAACGAGCTACAGATGGATGTTGCGAAATATCTTGTTGTCCCGCAAATGATTTCTGTTCGTCACGGAATTACAAGTGACATTCTTAGGGAACTGGTTGGAGAACCGGAAGAATGTGTTGAAATTCAGGGCAACCTTCTAGTCAATGAAGGAATTCAACGGCTAGAGGATTTGCTGATCGCAGCCGGTGGTGTGGCATACAACAACGCGAATGCTTTTGTTGGTGTCGGTGACTCGGCTACGGCTGAAGCTGCAACACAAACTGAATTGCAGGCAGCTACCAACCGCTTTTACAAAGCAATGGTGGCTACCTACCCGCAGCGTCCTGGGTCGAACGGCTCTCAGTCGGTTGACTGGCGCTCGGATTTCACTACTACCGAGGCTAACTACGCTTGGCAGGAGTGGACAATTTGTGCCGGTGCTACTACTGCTTCCGGTGCCGGATTTACGTCAGGTACTACAAACCTAAATAGGAAAGTCCAGTCACTAGGTACAAAGACCACCGGCACTTGGACGATGACTGGAACGGTTACAATTTCATAATGACCATTCTCGCGCAGCCATTCCCGGTAAAGGCTAATTGGGAATGGCTGTGTGAGGAAATTAGGAGCAACAAATGATTTCGGTAGTTCAAGGCCAGGACTCAGGGTATTTAACAAACGAAGACTCATCCCGTTATGAGTACGGGTGGCAATTGAGCTATGACGATGTGACAAGGGATCTGACAGTATCAGCCCAATCAGATATTCCAATGGCAATAGCTGAATTGATTGTTGTTAGAAGCAATGGTTCAAAACAAACGTTTGACCTGGTTGCTCTTGGAATTCTGAATGCAGGTGAGCAAGTATTTAATGTCAACTTGAAGGTCGGTGTAAATAAAGGAAAAGGAATCCTTTCGGTAGCGAAAGGTCAGTGGATTCCAGCGTAAATGTCAGCTTTTGACGTTCAGCTAGGTAAGACGCAGCAGCCTGCGGGTGGAGCTAATATTACACTCGTTACTGCCAACGCGGTTTCTGTTGGTGGATTTATTGAATTAATGGTGGTGTGGTTTGGGCTTGGCACTCTGCCAACTTTGACAATTACAGGTGGCGGTCTTACCTACGTTACAGATCAAGCGTTGAATACTGGCGGTTATGGAATTGCCCGTTGTTCGGCACAAGCGCCTGCTGGTCTTGCAGCTAGCACAAGTATTCAGGTTGCTTTTTCAGCGACTCCTGGTGAAAATTATGTTGCTGGATGGTCAATGACGGGAGTGGCAACTTCGGCAGCTAAGGATGTAGGAGGTTCAAATACAGATGGGCCATTTACAACTTGGGATGCTGGACTGGTTACCTCAACTGTAGATGGTCATATTTCAGCTTCGGCAGTAACAAACGGTGGAGTAGGAACCGCGTC